TTAACCATGCTTATGAGTGCCATATTTGCTTACCAGTTAGGCTTATACCACGGCGCTAAATGGTCAACGGATAATTTTAAAAAATCTAAAAAATCCGTTGACAAACACCACAACAACTGATATAATAAATAATGTAATAAGAAATAACTTGTTACAAGCCATTCACCGGGGTTGCTCCTACCCAAACACCAACCCCGGAAACCCCAGGACTATTAGCTCAGTAGGCAGAGCAAGCGTCTCATAAGTGCTCAGTCACAGGTTCAACTCCTGTATAGTCCATTCACGTTACACCCGAAATTTGAAAAATCTCAGTTCGCTCCCGGTGCTGTAGCGTGACAGTAATCTGGCAATAACCGAAACAACTAAAAACAAATTCTAAAGAAGAAAGGAGAACACTCCCAAAATGGCAAGAGTTCCAATGATAACCAGAACGGTTGTGACAACAAAAGCAACAGTCCTTTGCGTGGATACAGTAGCAGAGGAAACAGTAACACATGTGGTTGAAGTGCCACGCACTTATACAGATGACAACAAACTTCTCAAGGCAGTCAAGGAAACACTGGACGCAACAGTTATTCCAGTAAAAGTTATTTCCACAGAAACTGTAGAAACTCTTTATGGAATGTTAGAACAAAAGTTCATCGAGCTGGCGGAAAAGTTACCGCCTAGAACACAAACAGAAACAGGCGAAAATGCACAGGACTAATAGTAAGAAAAGGAGAATAAACAATGGTAGAAATCACAAGAGAATCAAGAGAATTTGACAGGGTAGAGAAGTATCTTATGACCGTAGCACCGGGAATCACATCCTTAAAGGATGTACCAGATGGCACTAGCATCACAGTCTCAGGTATCATCGAATTTAATGATGTAAAGGAAACAACCGGTGAGGTGACTGAAATCATATCAATCATCACACCAGACAAGAAAGTATACAGTGCACAGTCAAAAACAGTAAAACGGGCACTTGCCGACATAGAGAAAATTATGGACGATGAACAGTTCGCAGTCATCAAAACAAGCGGTCTTACAAAGGCTGGACGTACATTTATTAACGTAGAGTTAGATACTTCAAAGCTCTGATAAAAAAGTTTCAAAAAAAGGGGTGGTGGGTTAACGTCCACCACCCTTTCTTTACAGATAGGGGGTTAAACAATGGCAAAAAGAAAGAACCGGAAATTAACACAAACAAGAATAGAATACAACAAGCAACGTAAACGTATACAGAATTTTATTAGCCGAGCTAAAAAACAAGGGTATATTTTTGATGAAAACATCATTCCGCCTATCCCGAAAAGAGTTACAAAAGCTTCAGTCTCACGTCTGGCGAGGTTAACGTCAAAAGAGCTTTACAAAAAAGCCGTATATGTTTCACGTGAAACGGGTGAAATAGAAACACCAGAAGAGCACAAGAAACGAACTCGAAAAGAAGCTTCACAGAAAGCTAAAGCAACAAAAGCACGAAAGAAAGCACAGAAAGAAAAGAAACAAGATTATCCGCAGCCAGAAAAGCCAAAACGAGGGCATAAAAAGAAAACAAATACAGACAGGGGATTTTACACTAGAGCAGTTATAGAAACATTTCTTTATACACTTGAAACATGCCGAAACGGTAAGGCATACCCTTTACTACTACGCTGGTTTAATAAGTTAAGAGATGACAACGGAGATGAAGCTGTAGCAGAGATGCTTACTAAAGGTACGGAAAATGGTTATGAAGTGTCATGGTCAGTTGTCTACGACGTTGAAAAGGCTACTGATTTTACTCAAGGTATTATCCAATTTCTATCTGAACAAGGTGACTTTTATCAGGACGAAATGGATGAGTTTTGGAATGAACTATCCGCTATGGAAAATGCCATGTACGAAGATTCCAATTTTGAGAGGTATTAATGTCAGCCCGTAGACCCCGGTATTTTGTCGGGGATTTTGAAACTACAGTCTATAAGGGTCAGGAAAGCACAGAAGTCTGGGCTGCGGCAATGGTAGAGCTATACACCGAGGACGTTACTATTGACCACAGCATCGAAGACATGTTTGAGCGTATAAAATCACTCAAAACAAATGTTGTTATTTTCTTCCATAACCTTAAATTTGACGGGTCTTTTTGGTTAGACTTTTTACTTACGAAGCTAAAGTATAAGCAAGCCATTGAGGGTGATTTATCAGACACTGACAACATGAAGTGGAAAAAGGACAAGGATATGAAATCAGGGGAATTTAAGTATTCAATTTCAGACCGTGGTCAGTGGTACTCGATTAAAATTAAAACAGGCAGACAGCTAATTGAAATACGGGATTCACTTAAACTTCTACCATTTTCAGTAAAGCAAATTGGAAAAGATTTTTCCACCAAATACAAGAAGCTTGAAATGGAGTATGAAGGTTTTCGTTACGCAGGTTGTGAAATAACAGAAGAAGAACAAAAGTACATTGCTAACGATGTGTTAGTGGTAAAAGAACCACTTGAGTTTATGTTTAATGAGGGTCACGACAAGTTAACAATAGGCTCTTGCTGTTTTTCAGAATATAAAAAAATATGTAAGAAGTCACTAAAAAATCAACTAACATTTGAAGAAATGTTTCCTGATTTATACGATGTTAGTCTTGACAAACAAGTGCACAAGTATGTTACAGCTGGCGACTGGATAAGGAAGTCCTATAAAGGTGGTTGGTGTTACCTAGTCAAAGGTAAAGAAAATATTGAATTCGGAGACGGAGTTACGGCAGACGTCAATTCCTTATACCCCTCTATGATGCACTCAGAAAGTGGAAACAGATACCCAATAGGGCTCCCGTATTTTTGGAAAGGTAATTACATTCCAGATGATGCTTTGAAAGATAATCGTTATTATTTTGTGCGAATAAAAACCAGATTTTATTTAAAACCCGGTTATCTTCCATTTGTACAAATTAAAAACAGCCCATTATACAACGGTACAGAGTGCCTAGAATCAACAGACGTATATGATAGTGAAACAGGTGAATATTACACGCACTATACTGATAAAAACGGAAACGTGAAAGACACTAGGGTTGAATTAACGCTTACCATGACTGATTATATCTTGTTACTTGAACACTACGAACTTGTGGATTTTGAAATTCTGGACGGTTGCTGGTTTTACACTGATATAGGAATTTTTGACGAATACATTGATAAATACAAAGAAATAAAAATGAACAGCAAGGGTGCTATGCGTACACTTGCAAAGCTGTTCTTAAACAACTTATACGGTAAACTTGCAACCAGTACAGATAGCTCGTTTAAGCTGGCTTATGTAAAAGACAATGGTGTGGTTGGTTTCTATCCAATTCATCAGGAGAACAAGAAACCTGGCTATATTGCTTGTGGGTCTGCTATAACATCCTACGCAAGAAACTTTACAATTCGAGCAGCGCAAAAGAACTATCATGGTGTAGATAAACCCGGTTTCATATACGCAGACACTGATAGCATACATTGCAATTTAAAACCCGAAGATGTCATAGGAATTAAAGTTCACAATTCCGCTTTCTGTTGTTGGAAACTGGAAAGCAAATGGGATAAAGCTATTTTCGTTCGCCAGAAAACCTATATTGAACATGTTGTTGAGGAAGATTTAGAGAGTAAAGAAGGTAAATGGGGTGGAGAAAAGATTGAACCCTACTATAATATTAAATGCGCTGGATTGCCAGATAAGTGTAAAAACCTGCTCAACAAGTCTCTATCAGTTGTGAAAGGCCAAACTTATAACAAAGATGACTATAACGATGCTGAACGAGAATTTTTATTCCTACCTGACGGAACACCGAAAGAGCGAACAATTAAAGATTTTAAGATAGGGCTGGAAATACCCGGTAAAACAGTTCCGAAACGGATACTGGGTGGTATACTTCTACACGAAACAACATATAAAATGAGGTGATAATATGATACATGTTAAAAGGAATGAAATTTATATGTATTCAAAATATATCCCATCAAAAAGGCAAATTTTACTACAGTATAATGTATAAAGAAAAGGGAACATGATTTAATGGGTTCGGTTCTTACTATCGTGAAAATGTCGAGTGATGTGTAAAAGAATATTTCGTAATAGAGAATGAAGGTGGTTTAACATGAAAATTGAATTATCGTTAGATGAAGCAAAGATATTATTAAATTGTATTTATGGTACTCAGTGCGTTGCTAACACTTACCCAGATATGCACATGAATAAACCAGAAGAACCAACAGTATTATCAGATGAGGAGGTACATAATAGTGTTGTAAAGATGTGTATGCAGAATAAAGTTAACTTGTATATCAATGAAGTATTAACCTACACAACAGACAAACCAAATTATGATATGATTGCAGAAGAGTTATACCCTTACGATGGTGAAATCGTTTCAATCATCAACAGTAAAAAGGGCAATAACTGGTATATTAACACCTTGTAAATAACAAAAGACCCTGTAACAATCATACGATTGTTTTACAGGGTCTTTCTATATCTATAACCAACGAAGTTAAGCAAGCGTTTTGCAACAACGACAGTTTATAGGCTGGACATTTAACCAGTGCACTCCTATACAACTCAAGTTAACAAACGTTGGAAGATATCAATAACTTAATGCTGTCAATATAGCTTCTTTACATCTTAAATCTTTAAATCGAAAGCATCCACGCTCAAAAAGATATCTGAAATTTGCAATCATAAAGTCATTTCTTTTAAGCATCACATAGTTAATACTATGGTCATCGCAAGTAACAACAATTTTAGTGGGAAATGTCATATCCACCCTATCGTCACAATACAAGTAGCCGCTTTCTGTGTATTCCCTTACAGCAAAATTGCATCCCTTATATTTTAGCGTAGCTATATATCTGCTATTCCCCACAGGCTTTTCAATAAACGCCTTATTATCATTCAAGTATACAGCCTGACTACTATAAGCAACATACTCATTATTAGCGAAAGCCTGATTAAATTGGCTTTCAGTCTGAGCTTTGCTAGCACTCTCGTTAAAGCCTTGCTCTAATACAAAGCCATTTCCTTTAAGGAATTTAGTTGACTCTTTAAGCCTAGAGCTTATGCCCATGTTAACATAGTATGGATTGATAATACTTACAGGGTTTGAACACATGAATACAGGTACATATCTTGTCTGTTTTCCCTGTCCTCTTGCAATAGTAGTGTGTACGCTAATAAACTTCTTAACTTCATCGGTGCAATAGTGATTAGTTTCACTCTGAAATTCGTCAAACAAAAGTCGCTGTATATCAGAAAAGAAATGACTATACTTCTTTATGGTATCAGCACTATTTAAAGTTACAGCATATCCACAGGGTTCTCCGTTTAAAAATAGCTCATGAAAGATTCCATTTGCCCTTCTTTTACTTTCCATTTCATACCCCCGAAAGAACAATTCACCGATATCCTTGAAGAATTTTTCTGCAACATCATCCAGTTCATAATTATAGCGGTATATCAGACCGAATTTTTCCTTGTATTTGACAAACCGATTAACAAACAATCTGCTAAAATAAGTTGTTTTACCGCCGCTTCGGTTTGAAGTACACATATAAATTTCTGGCTGGTTACCGTTTAAATCTTTTAAGCTTAATAACTTTGTACCGTCATAAAACATCTATTTCACCCACTTATAAATAAAATGCTATTAATAAGTTACACTTATAAATAAATGCTATTAATAAGTTACACTTATAACCACTTATTAATTATTTTAATATATAACTTGACTTTTGTCAACCCTTATTTTATAATTAATATGTAAAAAGAAAGGGGGTCACAAGATGAATCAGCTTACTCCGATTTTAGTAGCTCTTGGATTCAACGCACTAGACTTGTGCACAGGATTTATTTCAGCTATTAAAAACAAGGAAATCCAGTCCTCTAAATTAAGGGACGGTCTCTTTAAAAAAGTTGGCTTCATGTTCTGTTATTTTCTGGCATGGATTATCGACAACTACGGCGCTATCGCTGGAATACACTTGGATTTGTTAATCCTTCCTATTATAGTATTCTATGCTTGCACAACAGAGTTGGTTTCTATTTTGGAGAATATTAGCAAAATCAATCCAGACCTTTTACCAGAAAAACTTATGTCACTGTTTCACATCAGCTCCATTACGAAAGAAGGTGTGTAAATGGCACATAGTTTTTCAACCGTTTGTTATGGGTCAACTGGCACAGATGTTGTAGTTCTCCAAACCGTGTTATCCATGCTACATTATGTAGGTGCAGACGGAAAGCCACTTACGATTGACGGCGATTGTCGCACAAATACCGTGCACGCTATCAATTCTTTTCAGGCGAGTATGAGAGCATATGGTTTTGAGTGTGGCACAAACGGTAAGAACGATTCAGCTTTTGGTCAAGCTTGCTGGAAACTTCTGGGGGTGACATGATATGCCAGATATTAATGCCGCTTATACATGGGCTGTTACATGCTGTAATTTACCTAACGTGGGATACTCTCAAACATACAGAAACCAGCAAACAGTTAACGGTATCACATACTATGATTGTAGTTCTTTTATCAACTACGCATTGTTAGCTGGAGGGTGGGCTACACCCGGTTACGCTCCTAATAGTAATGCCTTTACAACTTACACAATGGAGGGAGTTTTACAGGGTTTAGGCTTCATGCAAGTAGACCCCACAGGATTGATTTTACCGGGCGACATAGGTGTTTCAGATACGCATACAGAAATGTGCTATAAACAGGGAACAGGCAGTGCAGTATTTATGGGGGCACACACTGATAACGCCCCTCTGGCAAATCAGGTTTCAATAGGTTCTAGCGGTGGAAATGTAGATTATCACAGGACATTTCCGAGACTATGGAGATATGGTGAAGGTGCTTCTGGTGAAGTCGGTTACACATGGATAGTTGGCTCTGATTCAGAATATTTTGAAGATTACGGCGACAAGCAGAAAAACAATGCCGCTTGCATTTTCAGTTATTTTTATTTTAAAGGGTGGACTATTAACGCAATCGCTGGAATGTGTGGCAACATTATGGAAGAATCACGTTTCAATCCCGCCTTAGTAGAGCAACACGTACCATATCCTCGTGAAGCTCTTGGAACTGGTTTAGTGCAGTGGACACCGGTTAAAAGGGACGGCTCAGAGTTAAATCCCTTGCATCTTGTTTTTAACGCTTTAGGGTATAGCTGGGACGACTATAGTAACGGCACATATCAGTGCGATGCTATCAACGCAGAATTTGAACAGTCCACAGGAATACATGACTACGGTATAGAACCACAGTGGTATCCAAGCCTTGCACCAGCTCAGTACAGAATGAGTTGGAGCGACTACATTAAGAGCAAACAAGACCCGGGTTATTTAGCTAGTGTATGGGAAGCTTGTTACGAACGACCAGCAAGCGTGCATCCAGAAAGGCAGGAATATGCTAGAAAATGGTTTGAATATCTTTCAACCGTAGACCCGAAGTTTCCCGGACAAAACACAAGAGACCCAGCTAAAAAGATGCCGGTTTGGATGAAAATTAATTATCATTTATAAGGAGGTAGCAATATGCTGTTTGTTTATGGAACGTACGAACACGTTTCCGATTTTAGAGTGAAAATTGATTCAAGCGGTGTATATGTTTCACCCGAAGAAGATTATGAGAACGGAGGTAAATAATATGGCTGTACGCACAACTGATGAAATTCTGGAAAGCATTAAAACTCGAGTAGGTGATAGCACTGAGGATGCAGACCTTGAATTTCTGGAAGATGTTACAGATACACTTTCAGACCTTAAAAGCAAATCAGAGGGTCAGGAAGATTGGAAAGCAAAATACGAGGAAAACGATAAACAGTGGAGAGAAAAATACAGAGACAGATTTTTTGAGAAAAAAGAAGTGCAGGAAGAGAAAAAAGAAGAACCAGAAACACCAAAAACGTTTGAAGATTTATTTAAGTAAGGGAGGAAATAAGCAATGCCACGTAAAATTGCAGTAAATACGCTGAACGCTTCAACCATTGATATTCTCAATGTAATTCGTCAGAACGCAAGTTATGACTACCAGCAGAACGTACCGGTTGTAGCAACAGCAGAAGACGTTGTTAAAGTCGGAGATGTCCTTTATGGCACACCAGCTTTAGCAAACCAGTTTATCAACGCACTGGTGAACAGGATTGCGCTTGTAAGAGTACAGAGCGCAACATTTAACAACCCATATGAGATTCTTAAAAAGGGTTATATCGAGTTTGGTGAAACAGTCGAAGATATTTTCGTATCTATCGCTAAAGTTGTAGAGTTTGACCCTGAGAAAGCCAGTGCAAGAGAGTTCAAGAGAACGTTCCCGGATGTACGTTCCGCTTTCCATGTCATGAACTGGCGTGTTATGTACCCGGTTACAATTCAGGACGAGGATTTAAAACAGGCTTTCTTATCTATGGACGGAGTGCAGAATCTTATTGCTAAGATCGTAGATTCTGTTTACACCGCTGCAAATTATGACGAGTTCTTACTGTTTAAGTATCTTATCATCAAGGCTGTATCACATGGTCACATGTACCCGATGTCTGTAGGTGACGGTACAAAACTCACAGATGCCGCAAAGAAATTCAGAGGTACTTCAAATAAACTGCCTTTCATGAGTTCTGACTACAACGATTCCGGTGTTAAGACAACGACACCAAAAGACAGACAGGTTATTTTCATGGACGCAGACTTTAACGCAGAGTTTGATGTGGATGTTCTGGCTGGTGCGTTCAATATGGACAAAGCTGACTTCATGGGTAGACTTTTCCTTATTGACAACTGGGCTACATTTGATAATGCCAGATTTAATGAAATCCGTGAGAACTGTACAGGTATTGAAGAGGTGACAGCGGCTGAGCTTGCACTGATGGCAGATGTTAAGGCTATCATTTGTGATGAAAATTGGTTTCAGGTTTATGATAACAAGAATCAGTTTACAGAAAACTATGTAGCATCTGGTCTGTACTGGAATTATTTCTATCATCAGTGGAAAACCGTTTCAACAAGCCCGTTCGCCAATGCGGTTGTATTTGTAACAGATACTGCTACTATCGCAGAACCGGCAAGTATTACAGCAGAGATTGTAGACAAGTGTGTTTCTGAGGAAGCTATTACTCTTACGATTAAGGCTAGCGCAGACGACGCTACACTTGCGCCAAACAACGTATCATTTGTTCAGACCGAACAGCTTACAACTGATGGTATTGCTGTACACCCGTTTGGTGCACTGCTCATCCCTGCTACGAAAGCCGATGCAAATGTTAAACTTGTTGCAACAATCAATGGTGTAACTTATACAGGTGCTACTAACATCACAAGTGCTAGCGATGTTGGTGAAACCGTGGTTATGGATAAAGGTTGATTGAAAAAAGTTTAACAAGTTAACAAATATTCTATATGTTGTGCAATGGTGGGTTGGAGCGTCTGACCCACCTTACATAAAGGGGATGTTTTTATGAGTAAAAGCGTTTATTATCCAGCTGACACTTTTGATACTGATGGAAATGTATACCCCACTATTGGTGAAAAAATATTAATCATTTTGGATTAGAGTGGAAAAAAGCTACTATTACGGTAAACAGTGGTGTAATAACATCGATTGGAAATAATAGAGACCAAATAGGGTTCGATAAAGCTATTACTATTATAAATTTCAATGTCACTTTTAGAAAAAATCCAGATAATCAGTGGAATGTGTATAACCAATGCCCCCGAAACATATAGGACTTTTGATTGAGTTTCAGTATAGGGAGTTGAAATAATATGTATATTGAACCCGGGACAAGTATTAAGATTTTGAAGGACTGTCCCTTAGATACAACTTACGACCACACAATTTACTTTGCAGATAAACCCAGTCAGACGAATTATTTTGTTGGTTTGACAAAATATAATCTGACAAGCTATACATATCAGAGGGTTAAGAGAGGTGTGGCTAGGGTAGGGATTAAAGCTGATAATCTGTATGATTGCAACTATATGATGTTTCAGAATACTAACTACGGGAATAAATGGTTTTATGCATTTATTAAAAGTGTGGAGTATGTGAACAATGAAACGTCTGAAATTACATTTGAAATTGATGTTATGCAAACCTGGTTTTTTGACTACACGCCAGATTCCTGTTTTGTTGAGCGTGAGCATGCTGTTAGAGACGACGAAACAAACTTACAACCTGAGCCAGTTAATTTAGGTGAGCCTGTTACAAATGGTGGGTATAAGGCTGTTGTTGATTTATCTGATTTATGTGTGATGTTCAACGTTATTGATACTTCAAACTTAGGTCAGGGTAGATTTTATGACGGCGTTTATGGTGCGGGGGCTATTACAGCATTTTTACCAACAGATATTGCGGGGATTAATAATTTTTTAAACCAATATGCACAAAAGACTGATAATATTGTGGCTGTGTATACTTGCCCTAGGTGGATAATTCAAGACAGTGTTACAACTGGCGGAACTGTTCTAACGTCAGCCCAGATTTCAAAACACCTTGACGTTAACTTACCACTTCTTTCTACTATTGAAGATGTTGGCGGCTATATACCCGTTAACAAGAAATTATTCACTTACCCATATAACTATATTGCTGTGACCAACGCAGACGGAAATTCAATTTCATTAAGATATGAATATTTTAAGGAATATCGCCCTCAGTTACGAATCAATGGTTGTGTAACTCAGCCTGTTCAAATGATACTACGACCTAGAAATTACAAAGGAGCGGATGAGTGCTTCAGTGAGGGAATTTCTCTAGGAAGTTTCCCTCTTTGCAGTTGGGCAATCGACGGGTATCAGGCTTTTATTGCTCAAACAGCTATACCTACAGCAATAGGGGTGCTAGGTAATATGGTTGGTGGCGGTGTAGTTGCTGGACTTACCGGGGGTGTGGGTGGCGCTATGGCTATGGGTAACAGCGCTGGTAGTGCTATCAGTAACATTGGTGGTTTGCTATCACAGGGGTATAAAGCTGCTGTTGGTAATGACGTTAGTAGTGGAAACTTTAATAGCTCGAACGCAAATGTATCACAGCACACAAATATGTTTTACTGGTGTAGGATGAGTTGTAGTGCTAACTATGCCGAAGTTATTGATAATTTCTTTACCAGATATGGCTATGCCACTAATAGGTTGAAGCACCCAAACAGAAATAGTAGACCTCACTGGAATTATGTAAAAACACAGGGGTGTACTTTAACTGGTAGTGTCCCGTCTGATGATATGCGGAAGTTGTGTCAGATTTACGATAATGGTATAACTTTCTGGAAAAATGGAGATGAGATAGGTAACTATAGTTTAGATAACCGTCCATCATAGAAAGGTGTGATAAAATGGGAAGAAGAGTTAAAAATAATTTCTCATCAAGTTTAGCAAAAAACATGCTTTCAAGTAACATGTACCTGAGAAGATTATGCGAGTTATCTATGAGTATGTTTAAGTGGGATGGATTACCGAAAAGCGTTGATGTGAGATATCTTGAAATGGAGTTGTTTCTGACAGGTCAGGCATTATTTTTCAAGGATGATGTACTGGGGTATTTGGCACTGGGGTGTCTGGCTAATGGTAGTTTTGATGTCTATGGTGAGCCTAAAGCTCGTAGAGCATACAGTCGATATAGTGGTTACAATTCTGACTCTTTCAGTGATAAAGATAGTGTCATTATATGGAACAACTATATGAGAGTTCCTAGTGCTCAGGATGTAATGTTTTACGCACAGAGGTTGTGGGATTTAGACAGCACGATTGATATTAATGCTAGAGCACAGAAAACTCCTGTTCTTATACAGTGCGATGAGAAGCAGAGGTTGTCACTCTTAAATGTCTATAAGGAGTATGACGGTAATAGCCCTGTACTGTTTGGAGACAAGAACTTGGATATTAAGGGGTTCGGAGTTCTTAAAACAGATGCACCTTTTGTTGCTGATAAACTGTATGAGTTAAAGAACCAAATTTGGAACGAAGCGCTGACGTACTTAGGTATTAGCAATGCTAGTTATCAGAAGAGGGAAAGAATGATAACTGATGAGGTTACGAGAAGCCAGGGTGGTACTATTGCGAGTAGGTTTAGCAGACTGGCTATGAGAAAACAGGCGTGTGATAGGATTAATGATTTGTTTGGTCTGGACGTGAGCGTGAAATATAGAGAAGATTTCCAGATTCCTGATGTTGACGGCGAAGTTGATAGTGAAGGTGGTGCGGAAGATGAGTAAGTATACCACAGAGGTGAGGTTTATTTGTGAACAGAAAGCTGGACTTGAGGGTAGCGTTGGTGCTTCTGATGTGGATGAGGTTCTGAGTAAAAGTTGGAATAAAGTGGTAACATCTAACTTTACTATCTTTGATGAGGGTTATCGGGAAAAACTGGTTAGTAAGGTTTTGAAACATTACTATCTGAGGGAGATAGGTGCTGAGACAGCTGGTGTTTGGATGCTCTGGATGAATACTAAGTTTGAAGAAATTATGCCTTATTATAACCAGTTGTATGAAAGCGCGAAGTTGAAGTTTGAGCCGTTCTATGATGTGGATTATACGAGAAGTAGTCAGAGGGATGTTACGGAAACAGAGCATGGTAGTTATGAGAATAAGGGACAGACCCAGAGTGACGGGAGTAGTACGG